GTGCGATAGCAATAGTGACTCCCATGTTGCCTCTGGATACACTTGTAAATCTCCGTCTCCTCTGACCACTAGTGGTGTTTGCGAATAAGCAGTGTCTGAGCCATTTACTCTTTGTAGAAAGAAACTTGTAACTGTGGTTGGATTATCAAGGGCATGATCACCTATTGTGCCAGCACTGTAGGCAGATGTATCTGCTCTGGTGTCAATAAACACTGCTGTGCCTGTCCCACTTACTTCTGTGGATCCTGATACACTAGCGGCAGTTGAAATATGGTATGTGCCGCCTTGTTGTGTGCCAATTGAACCTGATACTAATAAGTCAATAGCAGGATGTATGAAAGTGTCATTGAAGTCAGTCAAAGACATTGCATATATGTTGCCACTAGATTGATACACCGGAAATGTTCTGCCTGTGTCAGCAACAATACTAGTTGATGCACTTGCATTGTTAATTTTAGCAAAGTTGGTTGTAACTTCTTGTGGCTCCTGGGTAGTTGCCTCATTTGGCGCGGCGCCGGAGCCTGTTGAAACAGATCCTGCTTGTAATCTAGTGTCAGCAATAGTGCCTAGGTTGCCGCCGGAGGATTGCACACTTAACGCCACAGATGGATTTGTAGAATATTGATATACCACTTGATCGATAAGTTCATTAATCATTCCTGAGGTCATCTCCTGCAGGTTTCCGCTGTTGTTATAAAGGGGTGTTCTCACAGTCATGTGCTACTCCAAGTCTGCGGCTAGTTTATCTTTTTCTAGGATGTCATCGGTGCTTACAAAATCGTAAGCATCTGATTCTTTGTAGGTTTTTTTCTTGACTTTGCCTTTTTCAACGCAATCTTCAATATGGTCACACATTTTTGCAAACTCTTCAGGCAAATTTTCTCCACCAATGTGCTGTATGGTGTTTCGAATTATGTTTAGTTGTTTTGTCAAAGAATAAAGAACTTCTATTTCTTCAGTAGTTTCTGTATTCACAGTTGCTTCTGTAAATCTTGCTTTTTCACCCACAGTTTTAACTTTGCCATCTGTATATGTACCTTCCCAAAACTCAGCGATCGGATCAATTTCAACTTCTTTTATTGCAAATTTATCTAGACTGATTCCGCTTACTTCTTGTTCTAGCGGCAGATCACCTATTAATATTCCTGTTTTTTTGTTAAACAAGAGTCTTTTTGTTTCTTTAGGCATGCACTTATTTAGTTACCTATAGATCAAGCACAGAGAATACTTGGCTGGTTCGTTGGGGCCTATTTCAGTGACAGCATGACACAATCCTATATCCATTTTGAACATAGCCCCCTTTTTTTCCTGTATCAAATGTTGATTGTCATCTGCATCGTACCAACAAAAGTGTGGTGTACCGTCGGTGAGCCAAATTAATTTGAATTTATAATAACCACCAGCGGCATCTGTGTGCTTAACAAGATAATCACCAGGCTCATACTTGTTGATCACAATCTGACTTAACCATTTCCTGTCATCAGGTATTGTTTTGAGTACCATGTCTTTAAATTCTTGAGGCATATCATCATTAAAAATACTGCTAAATTTTGACGTTGGACCACCAGGGTTGGCTCTGTGTGCTCTTTTAGTGCCTTCAACACGTCTTGTAAAAAGATTATCGTGCTGTGTTACCCATTCTAGAATTTCTTCGTGGTTAGCGAGATAATTTTCCACAACTTGTGGATTAAAGTCTGTCATTAGTATTAGCCTGAAGAGTATGCCCAAGCAGGGTCAGAATTAATTATAAACACAAGATCGTTATTTCTTGAAGTTCCTAATGAAGTTGATGTTATAACAGATGCCGGAGTTCCAATTGACCCCGCAGAGTATGATGATGTTGATGTTGGTGAATAACTTACTGCGGCTATTCTTGCTTTTGTGCCTATGGGGAAGTTTGCTACTGGTGCTAAAGTTGCTAAAATAGTTGCTATCGAACCGTTGCTTAATCCTGATACATCCATTGAAAATACTAAATCAGTAATAATGCTAGACACCTTGCTGTCAACATACTGTTTGATTGCTCTTTCACTTACTAAAGTTTTTTCTGGATTTGCAGATGTTAACTGTGCATCGTCATTAAAATTATCAACCTGTGTTCGAGTGGACGAGTCGTCATTGCCTGTCGAAGGCATAATAATTGCACCAACTCTTACAATGCCAGCGGCTACGTAGTTAGAATCTCCTACATCAATATCACCAAAGCCTGCTGTGATTGACCCAGCGTTTAGAGCACCAACAGATGTCAACGATGATGCAACAACCGACGAACCCAAAGTAGTACTACTTAAAATAGATGTGCCTGCAATGTCATAGTCTTTGCCAGAAGCAACTGACAACCCAGATGATGATCGTAAAGGACCTCCATCGCTGACAGCGAAGAATGTAATATTATTACCACTAGTGGATCCTCTTATATCAAGTCCAGCGCCTAGGTTTGTGTCTGCAGGAGAATCATTGTTTAAAATTAATGTAGCATTTTCAAACGATGATGAAGCACCAGTTGTAACCAATGATCCATCAACTTGCAAGTCACCATGGACTCTTACATTAGCAAGATCAGTCAATGTTAATGCAGTAGTTACTGTTGATGCTTTGTTGATTTTAAACACTATTGTTTCATTAGCATTATTTTGTGTAAATGTTAAAGCATTATCAACAATAGAAATTGTAGCATCTGTGTCGGCGCCTAATGAAATTCCTGAATCATTTAAAACACCAAATGTTCCTGATGTTGTTTGGTTTGCATTGTTAACAAGATAACTGGATGCCTCTGAACCACCCAACTGGAGTGCATTAGTGGCTGTGCCATGTATTCTAAATGTTGTTGAGTCTGTGTCTTGATACAGAGTAAGTCCTGCCTGCAACGTTGCAGAAGTAAATCCAGATGGGGTTGATGATAGTGTTCTATCAGTTTTTGTAAGTATACCAACTCTAGTACCATCCATATACAATGACACCACATTTGCAGTTCCGCCTGCGGATAACGGTTCCTCGTCTACTAACCAACCTGATTTGCCATCGCTAGTTTTGTAAATTGGTCCTATTAGGTCAAATGCAGTTCCGTCATACATGTATAATTGGTCATTGGTAGTATCATTCCAAAATGTGCCTGTTGCAAGTGCAGAGGTTGGTGCACTGGCTGCATTTCTTATGCTGATTTCTGTAAATTGTGATCCATTGTATACTTTAAGACTTGATGCTGATGCATCAAACCATAATTCGCCTTTAAGAGGAGCAGTCGGAGCAGTTGTACTTGCTGAATTTTCTAAAAGTTTTACTAAATTTTCATTGAATGCTTCACCGTAGGATTGATAATTTCTACCTATTAAACTTAGCGAAGTTGTAGTATCAAGAATACCGTCTTCGACTGTGGCTACTATGGTGCCATCTGTTTTATTAATTGTGTATGCCATCGTCTATATTTACCGTTCCTTATACATCAACAAAGTTTGTTAAACTCTGTATTCTAATTGTGTAGTCTATTTGAATTAATCTGTTTAAAGATTTTTGCACTGGGTGGAAAATGACATGTGTCAACAAGTTACCTGAACCTGCTGTGCCTTCCCATGAAAATAGTGCAATTTCATCAAACACATAAGTGTCGTTTACTGTGGTTGTATTGTCAAATGCAGACTGTCCAGATGGTTCGCCAAAATCTAACAGACAAGATATAATTGTGTCTGTGTATGTTGTGCCATCTGTGTGTGCAATAGTAATTTTGTTCCTTGTGGTATCAGTATTCAATGATGAATTATCATTTACACTTTTGTAATATGTTCTATTATAAAGATTAGCATTTGCACCTGTGGTGTTGGGCGTCAAATACGTAATAATACCTGTGTTATCTACAGAAGTTCCACCATTTCCGAAATGCATTTCTTCAATAAATCCAGTGGCCCTGTTTGCCACAGAATTTGCTAGTGATTTGGAAAAGTTTTCATAGTGTATAGCATTCTTTTTGTCTACATATACAGCACCCGAATCAGGGTCAAAAATCTTAATGTAACCTTGGATATCTAAGCCTTGCTGTTCGTCTGGCTTTACAATAGTAGATTTATCAGAGTCTTTATTGTTGGAATCGCTCATGCCTATTATTTAGTCTGACGAAATTAACAGCACTTATTTTTTCTGATATAAATAATTGCACATGGCAACACAGGTACAATTTAGAAGAGGCAGTACTTCAGAACATAGTTCCTTTACAGGAGCAGTTGGTGAAGTTACTGTAGATACAGATTTAGACACAATTAGGGTACATGATGGATCAATAGCAGGTGGTGTAAGAATAGCAAAGTTTTCAGAACTCAACAGTCCTTTTACCCTATCAGATTCATCATCAAATACTATTAGCGTGACTCCTGGAGATTCAGATATCACACTAAAAGGCAATGGTATTACTACATCTGTGGCTGGTAATTCAGTTACTTTTGCCTTAGACAATGTTGTAAATTTAACTAACATATCATCATTAGATTCAACTGGTGTTACTATCAATGATAATCTTTTAATTACCGGAGTAATCAAAGCTGAAGGATCCTCATCTATTCAAATTGAAGATGGATTAAACATATCAGGTGCAACATTCTCTGCAGGTGCTATATCAAGTAATGCTGGAATATCTGGTACCACAATATCTGGTACCACTGTCACTGGTACAGCGTTTACAATGACTTCAGGATTTACAGCAACCCAATCAAGTGGTGATGTTACTGTGGCAAATACAACTTCCGACAAAGATTTAATATTCACTGTGAACGATGGCGGTGCTGCCACCGAGGTGTTTAGATTAGATGGTGATGTTTCTGCATTGCTTATTGCATCTGGCAAAGAACTTAGATTCGCAGACTCAGGAGAAAAAATTGCCAGTGATGGCACTGACTTAACAATATCTTCAGGTGCAAAAATTAATCTTACAGCAACTTCAGACGTGCATATTCCAAACGCAGTTGGTCTAGTTTTTGGTGACGGTGGGGAGCATATTGAAACAGACAACACAAATCTAACACTCACATCAGGTGGCACAATCATAGCCGATTGTACTTCATTGGTCACTACCACACTGGATGTGAACATAATTCAATCAACTGACTCGGCTGAGATATTAATAAATGAAGCCTTAAGAGTCACAGGTACAATAACTGGTACAGTTACATCGGCACAATATGCTGACTTGGCTGAGATATTTCCAACAGACGAGACCGATCTAGAATCAGGAGATGTTGTGCATTTCACCGGCAACAAAAAAGTTGGCAAGTGCAATGAAGATGCTCATTCATCTGTTGCAGGTGTAATATCTACTGAACCAGGCTTCCTTTTAAATGAAGGAGCAGTTGGGGTAAAACTGGCAATGACTGGACGTGTGCCTTGCAAAGTTACTGGCACAATCAATCCAGGAGACTTGTTGGTATCTGCAGGCAACGGTAGAGCCAGAGCAGAAGCAAATCCATCTATTGGTACAGTAATAGGTAAAGCATTAGAGAGTAAAGATACTGCCGGTGACGCTGTCATCGACATCATGATCACAATGATGTAATTAGACTATCAAGTCTAAAATAGTTTGCAACTTAGTTTTTATCTGTTTGTTTTGTAAAGTTTTTCTAACACCTTCATGCAAAGGCAGTGGCCATGCATTCATAGACACCCATGCATATCCTGAGTGCTCTTGGTTCAGTTTGGGTGTAAATTCATGATCTACTACGCATACAAAGGTATGAAACTTAAATTTAGTGTCTTTGGATACAAATAGTTCTAATGGCATAGTTTTTAAGATGGTAGGAGCAAAGCCAACCTCTTCGGTGATTTCTCTTTGAAGTCCCTGCCATGGTGTTTCTGTATCAATTGACTTACCACCAACCATACCCCATGTGCCTTTTTGTTTAGCCGAACGATTTAAAAACAAAAATCTTTTTGTAAGTTTGGCATAGAATAAACAACCAGAACAAATTATTTCACTCATACAAGTATTGTATACTCTAAAATTCTATAGACCAAGTGCCTGGCTCGTAAAAACCTTCGAAAGATTTAACCCACATGCTGTTTTCAGGCAACCACTTGTATTGAATACCACTTGTTAGGTTAGTGACATAATGCACTTGATCGAAAGTGCTGTCACCCAAAGATGAAGAATCTAAACTGCCTCTAAGTAGTTGCGTAGACCCATCATTAAAATCCGCATTAAAGTCTACAACAAAATCATTGCCGACTTTTTCTACGATGTCATTTGCATTTGCAATTAGATTACCCCAAGCACTCGGTCCTACATTAACAGTTGAGTCATCACTGGCACTACCAATAGATTCTGTTAGCAAATATCTTGTGCCATTTGGTGCATTTACTGGGTTAAAAGTTAATGGATTTATTACCGCATCAACAGCATTCATTGTGTTAGTTGGCACTGTGTCAACGTCAACAGTGAACAGCAGTGTTGTTTCGTCTTGTGGATCAATGGCCACTGTGCCAGTTACATTTACTATAATGTCATCGCCATTTATATTTGTTGCTGATTGTTGTAGTTTTACTTGAGTTGCACCACCAAGTATTGTTTTTGAATACAGTGCTTCCAATTTGTGCCAATTGATCTTTGTGCCATACTGTGACTGTGAAACAAATGCTCTATTTTCTATATTGTCTGCATGTGTAGGAGATGCTTGACCCAACAGTGTGATCCTGTTACCAAGCACTAGTAAACCAAACTGCCCCGGAGTTACATTTTGTCTAGAAATTATGCTTTCTCCAAGAATACCATCAACATCAACAGTGCCTGCTTCTTCGTCAAATATACTCATAACAATTTTTTCGATCACGCCAAGTTTCTTCAACTTCGCTGGCGGTGATAACCATATCGGTGTTCTAAATGTTAATGTTGCAACATCAATGTCATCTGCTATACCTGATGGTATTGCTCTTGATGTGTAAAGAATATTAGTTATTTCTACAAAACTTAACGAAGTCCAATCTAAAAAATTGTCAGTGGTTTGCAGTTCTAGTGCAGGATTGAACAATACTAGTATTTGTTCTAGTATTTGTAATTTTTGATCTGTATTAGTAGTAAAAATATCTGCGTTGAAAGTTAATTCAAATGGTGTAGGCATAATTCTTTCGATGGTATGAGCCTGGCCTGGCGCTCCTGTATAAGTTTGTGTAGCATCGTCAAACTGTCTTTCACGAATATGTGTTTTATCAATATGATAAGGATTCTGCATTCTATCTCTATCATATGCAAAATTTGTAATATAGCAAGAAATTTGTGGTGCGGCTATCAACGTATTTTCAGATCCTTTCTTGATGATCTGTGCAACCTGTCTTGACATGTCTCCATACTTCACAGGTACCTGCAAAGTCTCACTGGTGCCTTTAGAATTTTTTCCTGTGATATAGGAAAAATTAGACATCATTCTTATGAATTGTAAAATGTATCTTCTTACTTGGCCGTCATAAAAGTGATCGATTGTTCTTCAGTGGTGTTAAGCCACAGCCTCCTTATCCATATTATTAACAGTGTTTGTAAACTTATAGATGTGCATTAATTATCCGCCTGTGGTTTTAACAACTTGCTAAGTGCTACACGTTCAGCAGTAGTTGATGATCCGTCAGCAAGTGTAGTGGTGTTGTTGTTGTTAATAAAGCCAGTTTTCTGTGTGTTTTTGGTACTGCTCTGTGTCATTGTCTGTCTTACGTTATCTTCTATTTTCACAAATCTTTTTCCATCATATCTAAACAATCTATTTGGTGCATAATCAGTACGTAGTACAAACATTCCTACAACTGGATTGGCAGGAAATGTTGTAGCCGCTGTATAGGTTTCTCCATTGGCTGGAATCCCATCTCCTGTGAGATAACCTTCTAGATAGCCATTGGCTTGAGGTGTTTGATACACTTTGTCAACATTGAGATGTCCTGTGTCTGTTAGTAAATCATCATCGTCTACTGTGACTAGTGCAACTTTGCCTTCTTCGTCGGTGGGCATCACATGTAACTGTTTTGTGTTGTAACCAGATGACGGTGCATCTGATTCTGCTTGAGCAACCACTGCTGTGTTAATTTCTAAATCTTTGTCTCTAGATTTTTGTGATACATTTTCATCCTTGTCGCCAAGTATATCTCTAAACTCTTGTGCGTCTGTGATGCCTTTACATCTTACTCTATAAAGGTGTGGCCACCATGTTTTAGAAAATCCTTCTGCTGAACGTGCCACATCTTCAACCACATAATATCTTTTTAGTACTGCTGTATCTGTTTCATCCAAAGAATGTTCATCGTTAAGGTGTGGTAGTTCGATGACATCTCCAGACATAATTTTTCTACCTAATGATTCAACAATGTCTTTAATATGAAAAGTCATAAACAGTTGATCATTTTGTAAAAATAATCCAAACTGAGAAAGATCAAAATCTATGTCAGACACATTGTAAATTACACGAGTGTGATATACATCTGACTCATACTTGCGATCTCTGTTTTCCAAAAGCAACATATCCTGTATTGCTAGTTCGTTAAGAGAGTCTCCGGATCTTTGAGGCTGTGATGCATCATTAAGTTCACCTTGATCAACTGGGGATACGTACTTGTGAATATAAGCATCTGTTCCACCTATTTGGAACATTTCGGCAATATTGCGATCCTGAAAAGTGAAATCATTACCTTTTTCGGGTTTGTATAAAGACAGTCTTGGCATTCTACATATTTACCGTTCTATAAATACACATATGCCAGACACAGCACTATCAGAAGCCACAGACAATCAAATAAACGCGGCAAAACACGAAATATACGATTATGTGAAAACACGCTTGGGTGATGGCATGATCGAAGTTGAACTTGATCCAAAACATTTAGAAAATGCCTTTGTAACAGCGGTTGATAAATTTAGACAGCGATCTAGTAATTCTGTAGAAGAGTCATATGGATTTTTAGATCTCCAGCCTGATCAAACAACCTATGTACTGCCGGCAGAAATTATGAATGTAAAACAAATATACAGAAGAACTGTTGGTGGCGCTTCCTCATCAGAGGGAGGTACGTCATTTGATCCATTTGAATTGGCCTATACCAATGTGTATCTGTTACAAACAGGAAAAATTGGTGGATTGGCCACATACGATATGTTTGCTGGTTATCAAGAATTAGTAGCAAGAATGTTCGGCGGATTTATAAATTTCAAATATGACCAACCAACAAGACGATTAACAATTTTTAGAAGACAGCGGCACAAAGAAACTGTGTTAATCGAACAATATAATTATCGTCCGGATTTTATATTATTAAATGATGTTTTTGCAAAACCATGGGTTAGAGAATATACTCTAGCAGTGTCCAAATATACACTAGGAGAAGCAAGATCTAAATTTTCTCAAATTGCAGGCCCACAAGGTGGCGGCACATTAAATGGTGATGCATTAAAAAATGAAGCAATCAACGAAATGACCAAACTTGAACAAGAAATTGGTAACTACTCAGAGGGCGGAACCCCACTTAGTTTTACAATAGGCTAGACTTTTTTCTTAAAATATTTTATACTAAGACATGCTTATAGGATTATGCGGGTTGATAGGGTCTGGAAAAGGCACTGTAGCAGACACTCTTGTTGAGAAACACAATTTCCAAAAAATTAGTTTTGCAGACAAATTAAAGGATGGTGTAGCGTCAATATTCGACTGGCCAAGAGATTTGTTAGAAGGTAATACTCTAGAAGGTCGTAACTGGAGAGAACAACCAGACACGTTTTGGACAAATGAATGTAAACAAGAAATTACTCCAAGACATGTGTTACAGGTGTTTGGTACTGAATGTATGAGACATGGTTTTTTTGATGGCATTTGGGTGAGTCTAGTAAAACAAAAAATTATTGATAATCCAACACAAAATTATGTAATTCCGGATGTGCGTTTTCCAAATGAAGTTGAGATAATTAAATCTTTACAAGGAAAGATGGCGCTTGTAAAAAGAGGAGAAGATCCTCAGTGGTTTACAGATTATGAAAATAAAGGAATAAAACCTATAGACGTTCATGCATCAGAATGGTCATGGGCAAAAACTAACTTTGATATTATTTTACGTAATAATGGCACACTAGAAGATCTGCATCAGCAAGTAGAAATATTTTTTTAACGATCAGCAACCAGATCGCCCTGGCGCCACTTTTGTTTTTTCACATGTATTAGTCGGTTGCAATTTGCACAAACAGTTTTAAGATTTCCATTGCTATTATTATTCATATTGCCATCTAGATAATGCACATCTAACTGATACGGATGTTGTGCTATAAATCCACACATTTCACAATTTGATTTTTTTGTATAACCTGCACGTTGCCATGCTGGCGTAGTAATTGTTGACTTAGAAGATTTTCTTATACAAGCATCACATTTTTTTCTGTAATACACCTTGTTGCCTCGGCGATAGTTGTAGGCAGCTGGCTTGCTGTTACACTCTTGACACAAGGGTCTTGTTGATCCGTTTGAATAAAGCACGTACTTATTTATTAACACCTTTTAGGCACTCTTTATTTTTTTTAATAAATCAGTCCAATCGCCATAAATATTCGCAACAAGGAGTAAACGACACATGGCTTTAATATCACCCGGAGTAGCGGTTACCGTAGTAGATGAATCATTCTACGTGCCAGGTATCCCAGGAGCAGTACCACTAGTAGTAGTGGCAACTTCCCAAAACAAAAAATCAGGCACAGGCACAGGCACAGCGACAGGTACGCTGAGCACAAATGCAGGTGAAATATTT